CTTAAATCAAACAACTTTCCTTTGTAATTTTCATTTAATGAACTATGTTGTAGAGCATGATATGAACAAACTGTAACATGACCAATAGTTTTTGTACCATCTAATTCTTCCAATGTTTCAGGTATTTTTAATCCATGTGATTCTAATAAACGTTTTTTAACTTGTCTTTTTAAATTTGTTCTGTTTGACACAAATAATACTTTACTTGGTGACATATAAGGTATGAAAATATTCTCTATGAAATAATTCTTACCTGTCCCTGTCTGTGCTTCAATAATTACTATATCACTTGGCTTCCATGTCTTATAACTTTCACCTATGATATTTGATACATAATCTAGATTTAATTTCATTAATCGCTTGCCTCCTTCAAAATGGTATAGAAAATTAAGTGTTTCTTAATTTCTCTTTTAATTGATTTAATTCAGTCATTGCCTTAGAAAATTTATCAGTATCCTCAAAACTATAAACTGTATCAGCACCAAAACCTTGTTTGTAATATCTGAATCCTAAATATGATAAAGCCTCTGCTAAATATCTCTTGCGAATTTCATATGTTTTCATTAATAATCATTCCTTCTTTTTTATTTTGCTAATAGGATGTGTTGAACAAATTTACTTTTTGCTATAATTAATCATCCAACTCAACAATCCTTAAATCCGTCAATATTTCTTTGCAAACAAATAAATCATTATCATTGCTATTTTGTTTTGGTTTAAAATGGATAAGTAAGTCAATAAGAAAATCAATTCTTTCTTCATCAAGTTTCAATACTTTATTCATACTTTTCTCCCTTCAATTAATTATCAATAATTAAAGAGAGAACCTTAAATTAATAAAATTCTCTCAAAAATACAAAATATTAAATTATAGAATATTCACAACTTTTATTTGCTAATAAATGCTTCCATATACTCCATTTTCCTAATGTATATTTCCCATCAAACTGGAAATTCATTGGATGGTTATTATTATTTATCTTCTTGAATGGAGATCCACATAATATAAATAGAATATACTATGATTGAAAATATTACTGCTTTGAAATAAATCAATATATTTATACCTATCCTTATCTCTTATCTTTGAGTGTGAATTTTGATCTAAAAACTAATATTTTCACAATCCTGAAACCGTACTCTAGCAACACTTTTTTCAGGCCCATAATATTATGATATCCACAAAAACGACTCTATTTTGAGTCAGAATTATCTGTTTGATTAAATTGTGCCACTCTCATTTTTTGAATTGATTACGGGACTGTTAATTAATGATTTTTCTAATATAGTAGATGTAGTTGAAACTACATTTTTCTTATTAAATAAATCAACAGTAAAACTAGAACCCTTACTAGCTAAAAATCCTGTAACTGCAATATCAACAATCCAATAAAGCACATCATATCCTATTTTAAATTGACTTATTAAATCTACAAAATTATGAGCAGGGACAAAACCTAAAGGTTGCAAAATGCTAGTTCCTGTAACCAAAGATAAAATCATAGCAATAATTACACTAGCTTTTTGAGTGTTCTTATCAGAAATTACTTCTTTATATACTTGTGTTATTCCAAGGGTTAAAGTTCCAAGCATCATAAAACTTTGTAACGCTGTTGCAATATCCATATTAATACATCTCCTTTAAATTATTATTTAGTTAAAAATTAATTATCTTGAACAGACAATTATTTCAAAATAATGGATTGGAGTTTTAAGTATTCATCGTAATACATCCATTTAAGTTTTTCGCCTGTGATTGGATGTTTACCTGAATGTTCGCATCTTTTAATACAACACCCTGAAATACTACTTGTTGACAATATATTATATTTAGTACCAGCCTCTTTCAAAGAATTAAAAATTTCTCCTGTTGTTAAACATATAACTCCTTTACAATTATGTCTAACCATTTTAAGAGAGTTATATTTACTTTTTATTTCTTGATCATAATTGCACCATCCTAATTTAAAACCTTGTTTTAAATATTTCCCTACTGTATTACTAGTTATTTGGAATATTTCTGCTATTTTAGTTGTACTTTTAATTCCATCATCCCACAAGTCACAAACCAACTTAACTAAACTATTATAAGCATACTCATGGCATTTTAACCAATTTATATCCTCCTCTTTAAAATTCAAGAGGTTAGGAAGTCTACTATTCATTATGCTATTCTTTATCCATTCCATTGTAGATTTCCTACAGTCTAATATTATGTAATTTTTAATATTACTCTTCCTAGCAATCCACTCTTTATCGAAATCATTATCTTGAGTTTTTTCTAATGATTGCCAATTATTATTTATTTCTTCATAATGTTGTATTCCATGAGTTTCAATTATGCAATTAATATTATTTATGTAATTATCATATTTATATTTATCACACCATTTAAAAGTTGTTTTAGATAATTGGGATTGGAATTTTTGATCTAATAATTGTTGTAATACATTAAATAAAAACTTCTCTGGATATGGCTTACCATCTGAACATTTAAGACATCCAAATCCAACATATGCTAAAATACAAACTTCTAATTTTCTTTCCAATCCACAATCTGGGCATTTCATATATATTTTTTTATGTGATCCTACTGAATATTTCAAAGCATCTTCTTTATTTGCAAAATACTTTATTAAATGAGGATGAGTTGCTGCTATTGTATTGCATTGATCGCAATTTATGCTTTTTTCTTGTTTTTTTATAAGATTTTTTATACTTTTTAATTCTGACTCATGAACTCCTTTAGGGCATTTAAAATATATTTTTTTATTTGATCCATATCCTATTTCATTGGGTTTATATTTATTTAACTTATAATCCCACCTATCTAAGATATCTTGCCTATTGTTTTCTATACACCATTGATAAAATGATTTACCATTTCTTAATCTTGATATTCTACGATTCTCATCCCCATATAATTTCCTGACACACTCATGACAAAAATATTTTCCATCATTTTGCATATATTTTTTATATGAACGCAATTCCATTCCGAATATTTCTTTCCCACAATTATCGCATTTAACATCAACTAAGACATGAGAATTATCTGGTAAATCATTAACGTTTACTATAATTTTCGCTAATCTTTCAACAACCATTTTACCTTTTTTAAATATTCTAGGTATTTTATACCCTTTGTCTTCATACCACTTTACAGTTTGTGGTTTTAATCCAACTTCAACTTCTTTTGTAATCAACATTAAGACATTCCTCCTAATTATTTGTTTTTGAAACGTAAATACTCCTGAATCACTTCTTGTAACTCAGGAGTATCATTAAAGATAAATATTTTTCTTTTAGATTTTTTATCATCTCGCATTAATTTAAGTACAAAACCTTGTAACATAAGATAACCTGCAAGACGTAAAGAGTAAGAACTGAATTCTTGTTTCATTGAATACATCAATTCTCCTTACTATTTATTATTTTAATTACATAATAGCTGGAATTCTTACTCCATACTTTGCAGCAAAGAATCCTGTTAATACAATTGCTACAATACCAAGTACCTTCAATATGACTTTCGTGTTATTGTCCATTTTTCCTTTTATAAACTCATTTTCACTTTTATTATCTTCTTTGGCAATCTCATTTTTAGTAGAGGAAGTATTTATTGCAATTTGTGATAAAGCATTTAAAAGAATATTTGAGGATTGTAATTGAGTGTTCTCCATTCTTACTAATGTAGTTTTAATCGAATCAAACTGGGAATCGATGGAATTAAACCTCTCATCATAAGTGGCATTTTTTACTTCAAGTCCATGAATCTTATTATCTAGTCCACAAATTTTTTCTTCGTGTACATTTGTCTTAGTTTGTAAAACTATAATTTTTTCAGAATGACTCTCCAAAACCTCTTTAATTTCGTTATCATCCACATTTAACACCTCTTCCATAATTATATTTTCCATAAATAATACTTGCCCTCCTCTTTACTAAATTTATTTTGTATGGTATAATGAATTAATGGTTGTAGTGCTACGAACATTACAATCAGGATTCGGCAGATAAAAACTGAGGGCAATCAGTAAATATCTGCCACCTATACATATGACAATTGAATATAAAAATAATTAAATTACAATATAATTTATAGAATATTTACAACTGTTTGTAATGTATCCTTTGCTTCTTTTCCTGAAAGCAATTTCTCGTTTTTATGGTTAACTGTTGACCCTCCTACGACAAATAAAGTATTCGCTTTTAAGCAATCTTGATTAAATGTTTTATCTGTATTTCTAAAATAAATAGCACAGTTTCCATATTTCTGAGATACCAACATACAAGCCCCTAAGTCATTAAGTGAGAATCCGAGTACAGCATAATTCACATTATCATCTCCTTGATTATTATTATTTGTTGATTGGATAGTTTGAGTAATTTGTTCTTTATAAGCCAATCCAATGAAATTACACACGCCTCTTGCTATAGCACTCGAAACATTATCATCCCACTTAGAATCTTTCATTAACGCTTCTTCTTTATGATTAGAAATAAATCCAATTTCTGTTAAAATAGCAGGACAATCAGTCTCACGTAAAACATGATAATTTGCTGTCTTTAGCCCTCTGTCAAACAGTCCAGTAGTAGGGACAAGTTCTTTATGTACTGCTTGTGCTAATTCTCTGCCTTTTCCTGTAGTTGCTAATGAAAAAGTCTCTACACCATGAGAATCTACTGAGAAAGAATTACAGTGTATGCTGATAAAATAGTCGCTTTTCCAAGCATTTGATTTATTTGTCACATCGTATAAATCTCCATCTTGGTATACCATCGTTTCCATTCCATTAAATTTAAGCTTAATAGATACTAAATCTGCTATTTCTTTTGTTTCTATGTGTTCTTGATATCCTGATGGGCCAATTGCACCAGGATCTATTCCATTTGAACTTGAATTTCCTATTCCTTTATTACCATGACCTGCATTGATTGCAATTTTGTAAGACATTTCATTTCCTCCTATTAGAAATTTAATCTTTATTACATACTACATATAGTGTTTATATTTAACCTTAGATACTATATGTAGTATGTAAAATACAACCCGATAAAAGCGTGATTTTAAATGCTTTTAAATATAAAATTAAGGGAGTATAGAAATATACTCCATTCTTTTATTTTATTATATTTTGTGAAATATGAATCTATATGCCTATAAGACATTTAAGATTATCTGGACATTCATCTATATAATAAATTTTATATTTACGCGGATTTCCCCTATTCGCGTTTTCATTTAGTTGCCTTTGAATACCTCTGGTACTAATATTTATTTCTTCACAACAACGAGTTTGATTATTCCATCTCCCAATGTAATTATTATTTTTATCAAATATTACAAAGTCCCTAGTATTCCTTACTTTATTCATTCTGTTTTTTAGATTCTCTTCCGTAAAATCATCTTTATAAATGAGAATATAATCACCAACGGAAGGTCTTCTATTTGTTAATGATTGATTAGCATCATTTGTGGTTATATTGTTTTCAACACAGAATAAGAATCTATTGTCTGATTCCTTAATAAAATTACCATGTTTATCAAATACTAAAAATATTTTATCATCATGTTTTGTACGCAGGTATTCGATGCGCTTTTCTTTTGATGGTTTATGGTTTTTCTGACCACCAATAGTCATGTTATACCCTTTGTGTCCATAAGTTCCAAAGTGATTAATCCAGTATGTTTCTTTATAATCAAGTTCTCCGGGAGAATTTGCATAATCAATAATTTCCCATAAAAAATTTTCTATACCGTATTTCTTCATTGCTTTTTGGAAACTAAATTTTTGTTGGTTAATAGAGTTAATATGTTCCCTCTTTCTTTTTTCTAAAGCACATGTAGTTTGACCAATATATTTTTTATTATTTACTGTATTGGTTGCTGAGTAAATTATTCCATAGTGTTCCAAATAGTCACCTGCCTTAATTGAGAATAATCAAAAAAGAGAGTATAAAATATACTCTCTTTTACAAATAATTATATTTAGTTTTTAGTGAACAGTTGATTGTCTACTGCGTCATTAAGATTGAAACTCTATCTCTATACCGCCTATCTCCATCTGTGGTGTAGCAGGATCAACATGTCCAGTATCTAATATTCCGATCTTAAAATACATATCCGTATTCAAAGCATCCTTATTAATAAGTGCCTTGGAGAAGATAACCTTACCACTCGCTAATATATATATTTGCCCCTCTTTTGGGAGTATCAATAAGCTCATATGCGATTTAGTAGCATAATAAAAATAGTTACAATACGGATACCAAACAGGGGAAACACTTGTTCCATTTACTATATCGGTTTCCGAAAAATTTAAACTGTCTAACCCAATGGAAGTAACACCATCTGTTAGTTGCAGTAAATGGTGCATTATACTCCCATTACTACTAAGGTTAAACGCTGTAATTTTTACCAAATCGAAGTTCATAGGGTTAAAAACTACAGATTTTAGCGTTGCTTCCCTTTCTACGTTATCCGCTAAAAATAAGGCATCTCTTTGTGTGTTTCTGCTTGCACTTCCCTTTGTTAATGTCAACCATTGAGGAGTTATCGAGGCTGTTTCCTCAAAATACGTTGTCAGTTTCTTCGTGAATTTACCTCTTTTTAATGTTTCTATCTCCATATCTTCCCACATATCTTATACCTCCTATCTCAATATTGCACAGTGTAGAATGTTGTCACATTGGTAATAAATGTAGATTAAATTATACTCTGAATAAACATGACAACCTCTTATGTTGCCACTTTCGCCAACACCATCAAGATTAAACATTTTTTTTGGTTTGCCTAATATGTGTTTAAAATCATCCTTTATTTCAACCATAGCAATATAGGCTTCTTGGGGAGTTTCGCCAGCCACGAACTGCACATAGGTTCCCAATAACCACCATTTCCCCTCTCTGTAAATAGGTGTACAGAAATTCCAAGACATGAATCTGTTATTAGTTAATCCTATGAAATTGTCCTCGTTTTCTAATGCTCCGCACCCTAACTCATTCAAGTCGGTATACCACTTATAGCCATCTTTACTATAGCTTATACCGTATTTATAGGTGCTATCTATGAGGTGATATGCAAACCACTTATTACCTACTCTAAACGGATGAAAGTATCCATTATGCCCCTTACCAACTATCTTAGTCACATCGAGAGTCAATGTTTTCGTTTTGTTTGCCCAGTTTATTCCGTCCACAGATGTCACAGTCCAAGTTGTTTGTTCCTCACTAACGAATGATGATCTACTGTGGAAATACATTATTAACTTTCCATTAGCTTCATCCCACATTACAGACGGTGTTTCAGTTTCCAACCCAACTAATTCCGCATCATAATTTTTATAAACCTGTCCGTAATTAGTAAATGGGCCAAAAGGACTGTTGCTGTGTGCCATGCTTATAAAACCGTCTACCCCTGCGTGATCCGTGGAATAAAATAAATAATATTTTCCAAGAGGACTTACTAATTTGTCATCTACTTTAACAAGCCAACACCAATAAATATCGGATAATCCACCACCAAATATATTTAGATGCTTTTCTATACTTAATTTAGAAGAACCTCCTGTAAAAGCAAATTGTTGTGGTTGATTGATCAATGGAGCATTAAACTTAAAAGTTGGTTTTGTCACGTTACTACTATAAAACCTTGTACTGCCTTGATATGTCCTCATCTCAACTAGTTGTGTGATGGCTTCCGTTTGTGTAGCAATCTGATGATAAATTGCTATGGGATTACCTGTTAAAAGTGTCCTTAACCCTGCTTGGTCATACGTCGATAATCTGCTTTTCAATATTTGTAAATATATTTGTGTGTTTGCGTTTACTAATACAGATTCCTTTGTGCGATCAAGGGAAGGGTCACTATATGGCATTTTGTCGCAGTAACCAACTTCACCATGAGTTACGTTTATTGCTGTATTCAATATCCTAAAGGTTACTGTATCCGTGTTAACGGTTACTTGATTGGTAACGACAAGATTGTCGAGAACAATTTTTTGTGATTTCCTCAACAATACGTATTGCCCGCCAACTTTTGTGATTGTGTCTACATATCCTGCGAACATTCCTCTAAGTGGTTTTGAAATCGCAATTGGATTTGAGTAAATAAGACCATTCCCTGTAGAATATAAAGATATGGTGTTATCAGTTTCTCCGACAGAGACTACGGTTGAAGGCGTTTCAAACGATGGAGAGCTTCCAGTAATGACCGTATTGCCGTAGATTTCTACGCCCTGCGTATAACCATTGGCTGTGTCTACAACTGTGATATCTGTTCCTAACGGGGATGTCAAGAATAATAATTCGTCTTTTGGGTTAATAACTACAGCTTGTAATGCATCAGTTAATTTAGTTTCATCAACACTTTTGGATGCAATACTTGTGGCTTGATATGTCCCTCCAATTACCCATGCAGATCCATTCCAGTAATTCCATTTTCCGTCTGTGGTTAAGTAAGTGTTTGTGTTACCAAGCGGTATCCCTGCTTGCAACAATACTAAGGTCGCATAATCGGTTTTCGGAGATCCACTTGCAAGACTTTGAGTTAACACATCGACATAGGTTTTATCAGCTTTTAATGTCACTATTGAATTAGTGATTTCTAAGCTAGATTGGTCAATTTTTGTATCTAACTGATTCGCAGTTTCTGCCAACTGCGTATTAAATTGTGAAGGAGTTACGACTCCTTGTAATGGATTTCCCATACTATATCACCTGCCATTTCACTTGCATTGTTGCTCCAACAGATAATTGTAAATTATAAGTTGAACCAGATAGCAAAGATACATCCCACTCATACCATGCACCAGCAACTAAACTTGACCCACTATTTAAAGTTCCAGAAACTCCATCAACAACCAAAGATAAAACTCCTGCTGTATTTGTCATTACTTGTAAAACTGATTTTTTGTATGCAGTAGATGTATAATTTGATGCCAATATATTGGTATTTGCAAGTACAACTTTATTAGTTTGATTATTCGCTAAATTACCAGTAACAGTTACTTCTTGAGTAGAATCATTAGTAAAAAATCCATTATTACTCATTATTATTTATTCCTCCTCTAATATTTTATTTAACTATTTATTAATCCTTGAAAATACCCATATACCAATAATTAATATTTTCTTCAACAATCTTAAATTCGCTTATAACTCTATGAATAGGATTCATCCCTATGTCCATAATAAATTCCTTGTTGGCCTTAAAAGGAATTGGATCACTGTCATTGATAATAATTGTACAATCTTGTTTGGCAATAAAATTAAATTTATTTACTACTAAATTTTTACCATTTTGATTTAATTTCCATGATTGAATTATTTCTAAATTAGAAGTTGAAATTCCCTCTTTTCCAAAATATTCCGATTTATAGTTGCTGGACAGATTTGACATTTTTTATATCCTCCTTTATTTTTTTATTTTAAAATATAATTATAACTAAACTAAATTCTCTTCAATCCCATTTACAAGAATAACAACATCCGTCCCTATATCTTGTTTAAATGACATTGATTGACCATTTTCAAGAAAAAATGACAACCCATTCATAATTGTATATGCAACTCCATTAGCAGGGTTGAGATATAATTTTAATATTTCATTAGATGTTGATGTGCCATTTTTATATATGGTTATAGTTCTACCTAAAGTTCCTCCAGTTTGTAAGTTTAATGTAATCGAAGTAATATATTTTCTTACACCTACTGCTCCACTAATTGTACTATCTATAGTTAAAGTTGTTAATGATTTTTGTAACCATTCTTTTGGTGTCATGTCTCCTATTGCCATTAATAATTCACCCCCATTAACGCTTTATATTTTAAATTTAGAAGATTTATTTGTGTTGCAAATGTCCCATCATTTACAAATTCATCAAGAGATTCTTTAGTTGCCAATGCAATTGCAGTCGAAGATTCTAACTCCGATCTGATATTATTTGCTGTAGAAATCGTAGAGTTTAAACTTGAATTTAATGTACTGCCAGTTGAAATAGATGAATTTAAATTTGAAAGAACTGTAGATGCGCTACCGATATTATCTGCTACTTCTTGTAAGTTTTGTGTTGCTTCCCCATCAACAGATTTTGTATATATTCTTTCTGCTGGTATTTCAATAATTCCACGACCTAAAAAATTAGCAGTTACCGTCTTTCCATTTTCTGAAGACGCGAAAGACACAATGCCATTCAAATAATTTACATAGAATGTCGTAGCTATTAAACCACTTGATATTTTGGATTCTGCGTATCCAGGTATTGACACTCCTTCAAATTCACTAGGTAACTCAGATAAAATTATTTTATTACTAATAATTACAGATGTTGTGGACAAAGATACAAATGGGTCTAATGCACTCCCCTCGCGAAGTTCGTACAAAAGCGGATTATTAAATTCAAAAGCCATTTATTTTCCTCCTTTTTAGACATAGAATTAGAGAGATAAAATTATTACCATAGAATATGTTAGAATATGTTTATTTATTTCCTTATTTCTAATAATTTTCACTAAACCTTAATAATTTACTATTAATTACATCGTCTGGTATTGGAAATCTCTTCTTACTTAATCTTATACCAATTGATGATTTAAAAATTTTATTAACCAATTCACTACAAATCATTGAAGAATCGTTTATATATGGCAATTTAAGTCTGAACACATACTTTACAAATAGCCATAATAAAAGAAGTCGGTCATACCTACGACCAACTTCTTTCTTAGCAAAATAAACTATATCCTGTCTTTGCTTATCTGATAGTGAATCACAGGTATAGATAACTGCTTTGCCTCGATAATCTTCAATATCTCTATATCTTACAAAACCAGATACCCCATCTGACTCAACTATTTGTGTATTAGAAATTATAATCCCAACATGCGAATAATAACTATTTGTAATTAAACAAATTGCTTCTGATATTAAAGAATCTTCATCCCGACATGCTAATATATCACCTATTTTCATATTATCACCACACTATTGCCTTTATTTGTTCTATTGATGTCATTGCTAAAATTTGTTCTTTTAAACTAAAATAACGATATAATTTTGATTCCATGAATAGTTTTCCATCAAGGTAAAGTTGTATGAATTCTGACCTTGTATGATTCACAATTCCAATATTCTTAGTAGGCCAAGGTATAGAATCCAAAGATGGATCAACACTAATTGCACCAATCATCAGTCCAAAATTTCGTTGGTATTCTTCATCGAATTTGTAAGAATGTTCTTCACCACTTGCTGAACTTTTAAATCCATTTAAAATCTCTAAATTACACGCTAAATTTATTTCTTCTATTTTCGCTTGTTGCATAGATGGCAGTCTAACTGAATCAGGCACATATGTATAATAAGCAGGAATATTATTTTCGATTGTATAATAACTATATTTTTTTTTTACGTCTGGATATTCTTCGTCATCTAGATATAGTGGTGTAGTACCTTCTGGGATACTAGTTAATTTTACTTCTGGTGATATTGCACCAACACAATATGGGATTTTCCCATCGGAATCATAAAATACATACATATTATCACTTCCTTATTTAGTTATAACCACTAAATCAGCCCTATACAATTTTATATTATATCCATCTGCAGGTAAAATTGCTACAACTAATTCTGTATTAGCGTCAAGAGAAAATGAAGTTGACCTTAATTTGGTTGGAGTTGTAATAATTGTAGATATAGACGCCACAACATCAAATCCTACTGCGGGGTTTATTAAATTCACCCATGCTGCATCTGTAGAACTACTTGAACTAAAAATAGCCTCTAACGCAAATAATGTCCCTGAAGGCCAAGATGGACTTACTTTGTGTAATATATTTGCCGAAGTTAAAGATCCTATATCTGCAGACGTTAAAGTATTTGATCCTATATTAATTGCTTTATATGCATAAGTAGAACTACTTATATAAGAATTAAAAGCAGGATAATACAATGGAATATATACTTCAGGAGTAGTAATAAATGATGCTATTTTATTCGATAATGTCATTTTTGCATTATAGTAATTTGTAAAGTTGTTTCTAAAATCTGCACTTACAATTACAGAAGTTGTAGATAAACTTGCCATAAGTGTAGTGGTATTTGGAGAAATTATAGTTACATTTAGATAATTATTTAAAGCATCATAAGCATTAGTATAATTTGTTTTTTCTGTAGTTATATAATAATAACCTGCTTGTGTTTCAATTAAAGTCTTTTCTCCAGTAATAATATTCCATTCCTTTTGAACTGTTTGTTTTTCATCAGGAGTAATTTTATTATCGTCTGCTATCTCTGCCAACAAAGCATTTGTCGCATCAATTTCTGCTTGAACATCTTCGATTGCAGGAGTCCAATCTGTTACTTTATTGCCTAACTCAAATTTTAAATTATCATAAAAAACACTCCCACTAGACACATCTGTATTAGGCCTCATTATAAACCAAAGGTGGGTTGTGGAGCAATCTGAAGGAACTATAACTGGAAAACTTATTCTAGTCCAATCAGTGGGGATAGGATTTGATATATTTGCCGAGCCAAAAACTCTAAAACTACCACCACCTTCTACAATAGCAGGAACAGACAATATTGTTTTGTTTGCTAAATTTGACTTTATATCATAAGACATCATATACATGCCAGCAGGAGGTTTTGTGATGGCAAAAGCATAGTAACGGTCGGCACTTGAAGTCCCATATATAGCCAAACTTTTGACGCTGTTATTTCCTGCTTCAAATGTTCCCACCATATTAGCAGTAGGCCACAACGATGCAGTTCCAAGTTCAAAACCACTATCTAATAATAAATTCCTTCCACCAATCTTAATATTATCAACACTGTCTTTTTGAGAAGAAGCAATAAAGTTTAATAATACATTTTTTGCACTATAATATGCATTAAATTTAGTATTAAAATCACTTCTAACAATAATAGATTTTGTTGTCAAATCTACTAAAATTGCAGTTACATTACCTGCAAGGATGGTAGTATTAAGATAGGTATCTAAATCATCATAAGAGTCAGTATATGCATCATATAATATGGTCATTGTTGCTGATGGATATAATAAAGCCCCCGCATCTAAATTTGTTTTTTCTGTAACTATATTATCCCATATTGGTTTTAAGATTTTAACTTTTTCGTCTTTAGTTATTCTATTATCATTAGCTATATCTGATAAATTATCTAATGCGGCAGTTGCATCTTCTTGTGCTTGTTCTGCCAATGCTTTTGCCTGATTTGCAACTGTATCATCAGTATATTTAGATGATTTTACCCAATCAGATAGAGAATAACTACTACCTAATGATTTTTTAGTTATACAAATCATTAAATCACCACTTGTACCTTGACTCCATAAATCAGAAATATCATAAGGTGGTGTAGGTACTTGAGTAAATATTCTTCGTTTTCCATCTGCTGTGTCTGGAGCAATAGAAGCATTATATAAAGCTGTTACTATATCTGAATCAGTTATTTGAATCCATGAATATTCAGTGGAAAATGAAAATTCATATGCTAATCCAGATGCAGTATTGTAAAAATAATCACCTAAATGAGCATCTTTTAGAGTAACTTTTGTCCATGCATTTGCAGGAGAATTTGTTAATGATGGCAAATATCCAGAAAACCAAACTTCAATTTTACCATCCACTTGTGCCTGAAGATCAGCAATTACAGTATCATTAAAATCCATAATCTGTTGAGCAGCATTATTATTAGCATTATCTAATTGAACTGTCGATATTTTATTAAGCAAAAGTGATTTTGTACTTTGTACGGCTGAAAAATTTGTTTGAATACTAAGTCTTTGATCTGCATTAATAGTAATTGGATATAGTGATAATGCTTGATTAATCCAATTGTTTAATTCATCTTGCAAATTCGTTAAAGCAGTTTGATAATCAGTTTTTTCAGTTGATATTCCTAATTGTGTAGCTAAATCTATAAATGGTACTGATTCAGCAATAAGTGTATTTAATGACGTTTCTAAATCTACTGATTCCTTCTGTGTAATAATCCCATCTAAAGTTACTGAATTTATAGTACCTGCTAATCCTACTATAGATTCAGCTAATCCTGCTACAGCATCCCCAATATAATCTCTAGCAACTCCCATGATTGCTGTTAATAGTGCAATTTTAGCATCATAATATGCTTTAAATTTATTTATAAAGGTTGCAGAAACAATTGTAGAACTTACGGTTAAATCATATAATATAGGATAAAAATTTGGTGGTGCAATAGAAACATTAAGATAGGTATTTAAGTTAGAATAAGCAGTTTCATAACTTGCTAGTGTACTTACGATATCTGGATAATTAGAAGTATTATAATAACTTGCTTGTAATTCAACATCTGCTTTTTCATTTACAATTAAATCCCAATATTTTTTTACAGTTTTCTTTTCTTTTGCTGTAACTGTAGTGTTACTAGCAATATTTGCAATATCAGCATTTGCAATATCTGCTTCAGCTATGGCAGTTTGAACTGCTAATGTAGCTTCTGCTGAAATTACGGAGGTTCCAATTGCAATCCCTTGTGGTAATCCATCAATAATTTTAGTATTTATATCTGCATAAGGAGCATTACTAGCACTGTTTGAAAAGACTTCTAATGCAGAACCCTTAAATAATCCTGGAATTCCGACAAGTGCAAATGGGAATTTACCTGTTCCTGTATCTACCCCAGAACCACCACATCTTATTATTGAAGTTAATAAGGTAGAATTCCAACCTATAGAATCATAAGAAGTCAATACGACAATTACTGTATCATCTAATGTATCTAATTTTGTTGCTAATGCATTCTTGCCTACATTATCAGAATTAAAAGTATCATATAATTGAGTAAATATTATAGATAAATCTTCTCTACTAATTACTGTTAACATTAATCCTCTACCTGATACACTACTTGCAGAAATAGATTTTTTATTAATTTTTAATATACGAGCAGAATTTCTATTTGCTCCAGTTCCCCTAACAGACATTTCTCCATCTATTGAATATTCTGGTGTTTTTAAAGATATTGCATCAAATAATAATTTTTTTGTACTATTAACTAATACAAATTTACCAACTAATGCTTTTTTCTGAGAACTTGACATTGGTTTAGGATAATCTAATTCTAAAAATCCTACCCATTTATTTAATTCTACCTCTAATCCATCAATTCCACATGATGCAACTGTGCCAGTTAATGAATTTGTGTAATTAGTAATTAATGCTGTATCAATTTCTAAAGCATTAGCAATATTTATTACATCATTACTTTCAGTCATAATTTTGTTAAATGAATTAGTTAATGCAACTGATTCATCGTAAGTAATCTGCTTATCTTTAGCAAAATCAGCAATATTAGTTAACATATTCGCAATAGAAATATTCACTTCTGAAACTTGCTCATCTGCATATTCATTAGCATTATTCTCACGGATTATTGCAATTTGATTAATTAATTTTGCTTTTGAATCTTGTACGTCTCGAAATAAAGTAGTCAAATGTCCTCTTTCGGTTGTAAGCAATGTAATAGGGTATGATGTAGCAGGTTGATCTATCCATTGAAGCAATTCATTTTCAAGATTAGTTAAATCAGTATTGTATTTTTCTGTTTCTGTTATGATTCCTAATGATATTGCAATATTTACAAAATCTTCAGATTCAGCTTGCATTTGTTTGAGAGAATTTTTTAGGGCATTACTTTCTGATCTGGTAATGTAGCCATCTTGAGAGAATTTATTTACATCAATGTTTAAGTTAGAGAGTGTGCCATTAAGTTCATTTATTTGTTGGTCTATGTAGTTTGTGGCATTATTTTCTGATTCATTCCATTTTAGTTTGTTTGTGTCAATTATGTTGACGTAAGAGGATGTATGATATAAAGAGTCAGATAATCTTTGTGATGCAGTTTTTACATTAGAAATTGTTAATTGAATGTCTGCATTTTCGAAATCAAAATTTATAGAAATTATTTTAGCTGTTAAATCAATTCCTAATTGTTCATGTTCAATTGCAATTGAATCACCTAAATTTATTTTGTCCCAATTTCTTTGTTCTTCTAGAATTTCCAAGAAATTAACAATGGAAATTTGAATAACTGTTTTAGGACTTTTACGGATTTGCATTTCATCTAATCCATAAAGATAAAGGTCTGTAGCAGTTAAAATACTATCATTATTCCAATCCTTGTCTATTTGATATGAAGTTTGAAGTTCAGATAATAATTCAGGAGCAAAATATGTTTCTACTGACATAGTAGTTTGAATTTCTGTGATTGATGCTTGAACTCCTGCAATTTGGACATTTACGGCATCTATTTCAGATTGTTTTGCATCAATTTCTACTTGTTTAGCTACTTTTTCAGCAATTAAAGTAGTTGTACTTTGACCTAAATCTTGAGCAGTTTTAATATTATCATCAATAATTGCCATTTCATCTGTTAATACAGTCATTTCATTATTTAAAGATGTTAGTGTTATTTGCAATGCTGTCAAATCAGCTAATAATGTTGCAAATCCATCTGCGTTTTGAGATAATAAAATTTGATAATCTAAAATAGCATGACATAAAGCATCAGTCATGTAATCTGAATGACTGATTACTTCTCTAGTAATTTCATCTCTTTGAAATGGGAATAAAAAATATGAATAATCTTCAATATATGACATTCCGTTTGGAGAAATTGAATTTATTGTTAATCCATCTTTTCCATAAACTTTTAATCTTGTACAAAAGAATTCGCTATCAATATTTTGTACAATTGTACGGAGGTACTTAATATCAGTTATTCTAAATCCTTTAGAAACACCATATTCGTTAATTGGATAAAAATTAATCGTTCTATTAATTGAATTAAATTTGGCAATCAAATTAAATTTATCAGCAACTTCTAATATAAAATCAAATTTTGTTTTTATAGAAACTTCAAATGATCTATAGATCGAAGTATTTTCTATAGGAAATTCACCTAAAGCCCATGCCGTTTCTTTTAGTATCCCATCTGTTAAAATCGGAATAGTATCAACATTTCTTGTAAATCCATTCATAACTTCAGACAATAAAACAGCATCTACTTTATAAACTCTCAGATTTTTATCTCGCAGTTCATATTCTAATGAATAGCAATTTACTTGTAAAAAATCTGTAGAATCATCAGCGTTTGGAGATGGATTATCTATTATGAAAAATGCAATATATTCACCCAAGACTAATTTAATTAAATATCTGTTTTTAAGCATTGTACAATGAGTATTGTATTGTTGTTCATTATTTTTTTCTATTTGATAAGGAAGATTGAATGTTAATTCTGATAATGTTGTGAGATTCATACGTAAATTTGCAGAGCAATGTTCTTTTAATGATGCTATAATCGTTTTGTTTGGTTTGCATAAGTATAATTTTGGTTTTTGAGGAGTAAGGGATAAGTCTATGTCTAGGAACATTATTATTCATCCTTTCGGTATATTGGATTTTATTTATTATCTTGTTATCTAGTTTTAAATTGATATCTGAATTGTATTTTACAAGTTCCTTTGATAATTAGGTTGTTGATACCTCTTGGTAAGGAAATAAAATCTCCTGCGAGATTATTTAGACGATAAGTGTCAGGAAGTGATGATGTAATTTCTTCATTTTCATTATCAATGAATAAATCTTCATTGTTTTTAAGCGATTCGAATAATGTTGCTCCTTCACTGTCTAAAATTGATGATAATTTAAATTCTTTTCCTGAATCAGAATTGTTTATTATACTGATATCTCCGTCATTTATTTTGAGAAGTGATATTTGTGGTTGACATGGGACGTCTCCGAGATTAGAGAATATTATTGGAGTTCCTGTAGATGGATTAGATGATAGGTCTATCAAATCATCAATATAAACTGGAGAGTATGAATATGGAGAATTACATCTAAATTTTAGTGTTACATAACCTAATTTTAAACCATTGTGTATTAATTGTGGTTCATCAACGCAAATGGCATAGAATACTTTATCTGGATTCTCTGAAAAAATTAATGGACGATATGAATCTTTTGTTAATGCTCTTGCTACAGAACGAAGTTTATCTTCATCAAAGGATTCTGAAAATGCAAAAGACATTTGTATTTCCCTTGGAAGTTCTTTTACCTGAACTAAATATGGTTTAGGATTTCTTCTTGTTCTTTGTTCTAAAATTTCTCTGCCTGATAAAAAGGTTTCTTGATACATCCCTGAGTCTACATGTATGTTCAGGATTCCGTATTCTTCATAGAAATTAATATTGTCATATATAAAATATAATGATTCTGAAATTGACAAAGTTTATTCACCTTCCTTTCTTGGTCTTTATAAGGAAAGAGGAAGAATAAATTATCTTCCTCTAATAATCTGAGCACGCTCAATTTTCTTGATTGTGAAGTCGGCTGCTCTTTCAAGTTCTTTTCTGCTAATTACCCCATCTGTCGATGTTACATTGAATTCTATTTTTGGAATTGTAACATTTGTTCCAGATGAATTATTATTTATAAATTGTGGCATTTTAAATTGTTGTAATGATATATTTGGTAAAACAGATGGTAAATTCTTAATCAAATCCATTAATGATCCATTAATAGCAGTTCCATTGGCATAAGATGGAATATTTAGGAGTTTAGATTTACTGATTAATTGTTCTGTTAAATTATTAGGTATAATCTTTGTCCCTTCTGGTAAATTTGCTATTTTAGATCCACTATTATCACCAAGAATTTGTTTTCCTGAAGGAAGAACTAATAATTCTCTGCCAGCATCATCAAATTCTGCAAGTCCTCCAGGATGATAATTAGTTCCTGTTGCATTAGAAGGAATTTCAGGAATTTTTCCAGATAATTCTTTAATTTGATTAATAGTTTTTATTATTTTCTTAAAACTATTGTCAATTTTAGTTGCACTTTTGGTTAAATCTGCTGTATATCCATCAGAAAATTTCTTTAAAGAAACATTGATATCAGTAATATTTTGATCAATGATTTCTTTTTTCTTGTTAGCAAAATATTGTTCATCAGCCATCATTGTATTGTAAGCTTCATCTGCTATTTTCTTCTTGTCTTCCGCTATTTTTTTTGCAGAATTATAAGATTCATTTTCAGCATTCTTTTTTGCTTCTAATACTTTTTTAATTTCATCTAATTGATCTTGTAAATTTTGTTTACGAAGTTCAATTGTACGATCTGCTTGCATATCTTCAATTGAAGAATTTTTCTCATCAATCTGTTTCTGTAATTCTGCTACCCTTGCTCTGCCCTCAGTTGATGTATCGAGAGACAGAGAACTTTTTTCACTTTCTAATTTTTGTACATCAGATTGAGCAGAATTTAATGATTTATTATAGTCTTCAGCAGATTTCAATTTATCCATTGCATCAATTTGAGAATTAATTGAATCTTCATATGCTTTTTCTTCTTTATCAAGATTGTCAAGAACTTTCTGATGTGCAGAATCTAATTTTTTCATTTTTTTCTCATATGCTTCATCATCTAGTTTTTTCTGATCTTCATAATATTGTTTTAGAAGAGCAATTGCTTCATCTGCTTGGGATGATTGGATATCTAGGAGGGATTGTTTTAGGGATTTAGATGATTCGGCATTTTCATCCATTGCAGATTTATTAGACATCCATGCGTTACGAAGTAATTGGAGAGATTTGAATGTTTCATCCATTATTTTTCTAGTGGATTCTGATGCTTTATTTTTTTCTTCTATGAAAGTTGCTGATTCTTGATTGTCATTTCCAACAAACCAACGTGAAGTATCCCCAAATTGAGATGATGCAGTTGAAATAGCAGAATCTTTAAGCTGATTTATTTTTGAACGAGCTGTAGAGAGTAATTCTGTCTCTTTAATTTGCGAAGCGATTAAAGAATTAGTAAGTTCGATAGTTTTTGCATAATCTTTTTGTGATTGTGCTTGAGAGAGGTCTTTTTGGATTGAATCTGATTTAGCTTTTTGGAGGAGATATTCTTGTTGGATTTGATTGATTAGGGCTTGGGTTGTGGATTCTATTGAGAGGGGTTTTTCTTCTTTTTCTTTTTTATTGTCGCTTTTAGACATGCCAAGTTTAGAAAAATCAATGCTTTTTGTTCCATTCATTGCAATATCATCAAATTTCTTCTTAACTTCTAAAGAAGCATCATAATACGCCTTAAGTTGTGCTCTCATTTCAGGAGTAATATAGGTTTCCTTACCATCTTGACCTACAATAGTTCTTCCACCATCAATAATATTAGCCTTAGTCATATTACCTTGGGCATCATAATATTGTGACCACATTCCTGCCAAGTTCTTCATTAGTTCGTTTTCAACTTTTAATTTTGCTTCAGCCAATGATTTTGCTCCAGATAAATCGACTTCGCGAGCACCATCTAATCCAGCAACAAATTTTTGTATACCTTCAATATTTTTATTATAGAAATCAACACTTCCATTGAGCATGGTAATATATGCTTGTCTGGATTTTTCTTGCTCTTGTTCTATAATGTTTGTTAATTCTTGATGAACTGCTTTTTCATCGCCAAGGATTCCTATTAGGCTTTCATGTTTATCAGCAAGTTTTACCAGAGTGTCAAGAGAAAAAGCTTTATTCTCTGCGTATTCATCGAGAGCAGATTGAATTTCGGTAATTGCAGATGAGGAAGTGGATAGGGTTTTTTGGAGAGTAGCAAAAGATTGTGCTGTAGAATCTATCCCATCTTTAACTTTGGGAGTAACATTTCCTAATAAAATAAAAGATTGTGCAATCGAATCAACTATTTCTGGTTTTAATTCAGGATTAGATTTTTTTAGTGATTCAGTTAAATCATCAATTGTCTTCTTATGTAACTTTTCAACTTCAACAGCTTCGATAGATCCTTCTTTATATTTATTTTGAGCATCAGTCCAATTCTTAAAGACATTTTGTATATCAGAATCTTTCTTTATTGACTCAAATATTCCTCTTAAAGCAACAGATGGATCATTACCATTATTTTTTAACACTTCTACTAAAGATAAATAATTATCTGAAAAAGTATTTATGACATCGTTAGATAGTTTTAATGACTCCAACTCATATTTTACGGTTGATGTTAATCCTTGGTCATAAGTTGATTTAACTTCATTTAATTTACTCTGAGTGGTAGAAATCTTTTCACTTACTTCATCAAATTTTTCATACCATCCGACTAAGTAAGATTCTTTCACATCTTCAGACATACCATCATTAGTTTTGACATTATCTATATTGCTTTGTATATCATTTTGTTCTTTCTTTAAATTATTTAATTCTGTTTGGGAAACAACCATTGACTGTATCCAAGTTGATTGATTTTGATAAAATTGAGAAGAAAGACGATTAGTTTCTAAATCTATTTCTTCTTTCTTTAAATTATTTAATTCTGTTTGGGAAACAACCATTGACTGTATCCAAGTTGATTGATTTTGATAAAATTGAGAAGAAAGACGATTAGTTTCCAAATCTATTTCTTCTTTCTTTTTATCAAGTAAATTACTCAATTTTGAATCAACATTTATAATTGCTTGACCTTCCAATGTATAACCACTCACAAGATTCGGGAAAAGTTGAGCAAGTTGTTGTTGTATCTCAATTATTTTCTGTTTTTGATCGACTGTTTTATCTGCAACCCCAGATAATTTATTATAGGCACTAACTAATTCATTTGCTTTTGCATAATCTGAACTAAGACCACCTAAATTATCTAATATATCTTTAAATGCTCTTGCTTGATCTTCCATAGTATCTTTAGATTTACCTAGTGATTCCATTAACTTTTGAACTAATGTTATTACGCCAGTGATAGCTAAACTTAACCCTAAAGTCATGGTTGTTTGTAGTGCAATTACAGAAACTCTTGTACTCGTTAATCCGGTTCTTAAAAATGCCAATGCTCCTGAAAATCCTCTAACTCCACCAGTAGCGGTTAACCATAAAGCAGGAATTGAACGTAATAAACCATATTGTTCAACTTTTAATCTTATAGTTTCATAAACAGATGTTCTAAGAGCACTAGAGAATACCAATACCGCAGTTGTGGATGCTCCTGCTAACGCTGGTAAACCTCCAAAAATAGAAGACACACCATTTAATCCACTAACAATACCACTAAGAACACCTATACCACCTTTGAGTAAATCAGAAGAGAAAAATAATTTATAAAGTTCCTCAAGACTTACACGAAATTGTTTAACCTTTGCCTCGACAGAGGTTAAGTATACTTCGTTTTCCTTTGCACTAGACCCTACGGAAGTTAACGCATCTCCCATAGTTTTTTCCGCTTCCGAAAAATTTTGAAGGGTGGCTGCCAAAACATTTGCTTGGTATTTCCCTCCCATATCTTCCAGAAGTTTACTTCTACTCATGTCGTCCATGCCCATATAGACTTTTGAAAAATCCTTAAGTATATTATAGGTACTTCTAAAGCCTCCATCAACATTTCTTATTTGGACTCCAACAGCATTCAAATCTGCTTCTAATTTTGGAAATACATCTTTTGATTCTTCATCTACACCTCTAAGTCTAAGTGCTAAAGTTTTAAATCCATTTCCGACTTTTTCTGGATTTTGAACCACAGCATTTGCAGCAGTTAAAAGTGCAGTTGTTTCTTCGATTGTATTTCCTGCTTGTGCCATGACCGCAGAAGATCGTTCGTATGCACTTCCTAGCCCATCTACAGAAATACTGTGTTTATTCGACACTTCATTCATAATATCGATTACTTTCGAGCTTTCACTTACTTGAAGATCAAAACCTTTTAATGTTGAAATTAAATATTGTGTTGCTTTATCAACATTTTCAATATCTCCTACGTTTTGCATAATTAAAGCTTCTTTTGCAAGCTCTTTTGCTTCCCTTAATGTATAACCCATTTTTGCAAAATTCGTAGTGGCTTTTATTACTTCAATAGTTGTTCTAGCAAGAGTTTTACCTAAATTAGAAGAATCATTTTCAAATTCTTTATATGCCATATCTGTTTCATTAGTAACCTTTTTTAGATTAATCATGGCAAAATCTAAATCCTTGATAAAAACCACTGCGGATTTTATTTGGGAAATAGTTCCAAAAATTAAATTTCCCATCCCAAGCCACGTAAGCATTTTAAAAGCTACAAGTTTTAAACTTTCTCCTAGAGACATCGCATTTCTATTTACGGTATTTATCCCATTGGCAATGGCAGTTGTATTTAATGCATTAAACTCTGCTCTTAATAATCCTACATTTCTTCTTAAATTTTCTGTTGTTGGAGTTAATTGATTTAATCTAGTTCTTAGATTATTTAATTCATCAACATTGTACAATCCGGTTCTTTGAGTTTCAAACCTACTCATTGAAGAGTTTAAATTCATTTGTTGAATTCTAAGATAATGTTGTAAAGATTCAGCATTATTTTGTATTTGAGCATTTAATCTTTGACGCAATTGTAATTCTCTTTCAATATTTGTACTAGATGAATCACTATTGCGCATGTTTACCCTTGAAAGTCTTTGATTTAGTTCATCCCATTGCAGCGCGTATCTTTTAATAACTCCACTAGCAGTTTCGACTTTTAAATTTACTTTACCGAATTCATCATATACAACAGAAGTTTGCCCTTTAAACTTTTGAAACGTAGAAACTAAATTGTTTACTGTGTTAATATATTTTTGAGCACCTTGATTTGGATTATCAAGATTAAACATTGGTGCTTTTATTGCATTAAGTTCTTTTGCGGCAGATTTAGAAAGTTGACTTAATCTTTCTAACCCCTTCAATGTAGCTTCGTTTAAGTTAAGATTTATTTTTAGATTATGGTTCTTAGTTATGTAATTTTGTATTGCATTAATTTGACTTGTTAACTCTTGTGGAGTCCAAGTTAATTTTATACCTATCCCAAAC